CAGACATTGATGGATTCTCCAATCTCATTCTCAAGGCGACGGAGTGCCCACGATGGGACTCCAATTTCGCAGATGCCCTCATACCCACGATCTGGATGATCGAGGAACACCTTGTACTTGTTCGTCATTTCACGAACGCGACCATCAAACATCTCGATGACTTCGTCGCTCATTCTATACACCGCAACCTTGTGTGGCTTCTTCTTCTCGATCACGATGAACACGAAATGGCGCGGGTTCAGGCCAACTGCACGAGCCATCTGAAGGTACAGGTTGCACTGCGTTCCGTACCCATATCGCCAGATCGAGTTCTCGAACTCTTCACGACTTGCCAAGTCGCGAGTCGTCTTGATGTCCACGATCACATCCTCGCCATCCAGATTGACCAGACGATCGAACCGGCTCTTCGTCTTGATGCCGTTGATCATCGCAAACGCACTGACTTCCGCCTTGCCGGGGAATGTGTGCGCGAATGCATATGCGTCAGCGTGCTGCATCACGCTCGCTGCCATGTCCTCGACCATTGCAAACTGATCGGCACTGAGCACCGTCTTGTTCTGCGATGCGGAAACGAACGCTTCGTACGCGGCCTTCCCATCCTTGGTGCGTCGATCGACCTGCGGCGCGACGGCGAATTCATGGTTGAAATTCGACCGCTCAAGAACATAAGCATGCAATGCGCGTCCGACGACAAAGTCGTCACTGTCTGACGGATTTGCAAGGTTGTAGGTCAGGTGCGACGGTGTCGCCTGATCCAGCGTCTTGAGACGGCTGTACGACATTGCGTCAATGCCGTGGTATACTGATGCCGGAAGTCCATGCACCACGCATGGATATGTGGGTTCAAACTCGTTCACGATTATGCTCCAATTTCGGGCCGCGTCCGCATCGACCATGCTGGCGCGGCCTGTTTATTTCAGCGTCTCACGCGAGATCACTGGGTCGAATCACAGTCTGGTAGTCGCCTTGACCCGTCACAACGATCGGTTCGTCGGTGCCCGGTTCATCGGCAGGCAATTGCTTGTTGCACCAATCTTCCAGCAGATTGCATATGCGAGTCTTGCTGGCTGATGCGGCAGATCGAATGCGGTCTGCCACGGTCTTATGCACCGCCAGATAAACGAACGGCGTGTTGCGGTGCACTGGAACCTGACTCTTCTTGCGCTTGCTCATGGTGTGCATCATACACACTTGTATCGTACATGCAAGAATGCATCATCAAATTTCTTGCAGAGCCTCACGGATCCTCACGGATCCTCACGGATCCTCACGCTTACTTGGCTTGCTCGGCCAACTTCGCAAGTCGTTGTTCTTGCAAGAGTTCCGCCAACCTGTCCTCTTGTTCCGGCGTGATTCGGCCTTCCTTCTTCATCAACCGATACTGGCTGAGCAACTTGTCGCGATCCGGCCTTACTGCCGCAATCGTTGAGATGATCTGACCACCCGGAGTGATCACCGGCACGCCAGCCATTTGCAGCGATGTAGCCAGTGCCGAACCGTACTTGCCGCTTCCGACAGCAACCGCTAGGTCTCCCATCGCACGGATAGCAAGAGGCTCTCCAGCATCCGAAGCGTACAGGGGGTTAGACATCATGGCTTCCATGATCCCAGAGGCCAGCAATCCAACATAGCCAGCCGACACACCGGCTGCATCAGCGGCCATACGACGGATCATTGCATCGCCTTCGCGCTTCCTCAGCAGTTCGATAGTTGCCTCGTCATCATCGCCCGGATCGAACGCCGCCGCAATGCCAAGCGCCGCTGCCGTCCAGATCGGATTGACCGCCGCACTCCACACGATATTGGCTGCAACCGCACCGCTGGTCGAAGCGACCTGAGAGACATCACCAGAACCGAAAGCCTGTCGCATCTGGTTGAATGCCTTGAGTGGATCGCTGCTGAATGGGAACATCACGCGAGCCATACCACGGTTGAACTTCTGGTTTGCAGCGAACACCGTATCGTCCAGAGGATCGCTGACATTCTGCGTGTGACGGAAAGACCGTTCAGCCAGTTTGCCAGCCGCATCCAGCAGCGCAGTGCCGGTGGCACCAGACTGCTCCAACTGACTCAGTGCCGCGTTGTATGCGACCAGCATGATCTGGCGATCGACTCCACGCAGGACCGAATCGATGGATCGCATCAGGCGACCGACTGCCATCGTTCCCTGCTTCACATCGGTGGCGGCTCGCATCCACTGTCCAGCCGCGATGTCTTGACCAGCCGTCGAAAGAGCACGACCGATCGCCGCAATTGCAGCCGACCACTTCTCGCGTCCTGCCTTTGGATCACCAAGAACATTCGCGAACAGACCAACCTGTGATCGACGGTGCCGCTCGTAGAAGTACCCGTTTCGATCTTCGATTTCGCGAATCTGACGAGCACGGTCAGACGGCAACAGCGCGATAGTTCGCGCCATGCCAGCAGCCCAGTGCTGCATCGGGAACTCGCTCATCAAACGGAATGCGCCACCCAACTGCCTGATCCAAGTCTTGGGATTCATGGTCAGGACAGCGCCGCTGATGTTGCTGTTGATCGTCTCGACGATGTCGCCGGTCGGTCGTCCACTCATACCAGCGCCGTTCATCACCAACTTGCGGATCGCGTCGTTCGCGCCACGGCCAAGGATGCGCTCGATGTTCGCTCGCACACCACGCCGACGCAGCACAGTCACAGCATGACGCAATGGTGCAGACAGATGAATGACCCGCAGAGCCTCGTCGATGTGCCCGTCGAGCGTGCGAACCATCCCGCCGATCACCAGCGGAGCACGGCTAGCAACACGGGTCTGGAGCATTCCTGCGTTCTGAAGCATGCCGGTAACGACCTGACCCGGCTGGAGATTCACATCCACCAGTTCACCGGCTACCTCGTCGCCGAGTCGCTGACGCGGGAAGTAGTTGACCACGCGATCAGGTTGCTTGCCGACATTCTGGAAGTGCACCTCAAACAGCGTCGGCTGGATCTCAGTTTCCAGCAGTTGCTTCAACTCCGCGATCAGGGTGCGCTGTTCTGGTGACAGACCGGCGACGATTGCAGCCTGCTCCTGCTTGGTCAGATACATCGGATCTTCGTACCGATAGGTGGCGAAGACGATTGGGCTGGCCGGTGTTTCTGGATCAGACTCATCGCGCAGACCAGCAACGGTCTCATCATCAAGCGCAGCCAGATGCATCATCTGGTCAACGGTAATGCGGCGCATTTCACCGGCAATCTGAACCTCGACAGTCTCAGCAGTCGCATCTCCGTACAAGCCCGCAGCACTTGCCGCATACCCGTCATAGCCATCGAATCCTGCGCGGCGCAGGGCGGCATCAATCCGACTGTCAATGCGACGGCGCTGCTTGGTCATGGCATCCTTGCCTGCAATCAGGCCCGACCAGATCTTGCCAAGCACGCCAGTCTCGGATCCTTCCAGCCTCTGCATCAGCGAGTAGATGTCAAGGTTTCCGATACCAGAGATGATTTGGCGAGCGAGTCCGGGGCGTGGCGCTTCGCTAGCCAAACGCTCATTCGGAAGACCACGCTGACCAGCAAGAGTCGTAGCAAGATCACCAGCATCCTGATCGAACTCCATCGATCGAGCATCACGCGAATCACGGAACTCCTGACGCTCCGACTCATACATGCCAATAGCCTGCTCGACCAAATCAATTGCTGCCGCAGTGCGATTGCGAAGATCCACTGTGGTCGTGAACGGAAGCAGTCTCTTCTGACCAGTCACCAGCAACGACCGAGCAGAATCCAGCAATCCATTGATGTCATCGCGGGTATCGTTTCGCAGCCCAGCCTTCCGAACGCGCTTTGTCATGCCACCAATCTGATTCACGACATCTAGAGCGTCTGCCGTAGCCAGATCCTGAACAACGCGCTGTGCGATCTTTGAGATGCCAGTAACCGTACGCATTTCAGTAAGCGCATTCAGGTAATTCGATCGCATCGACTTCGGCAGCATCTTGATGATTTCCAGTGCGTCTCGGCGCATCTCGACCATCTCACGCTTTGCCTGATTGAAACCTTGCTGACTTCCCTTGGACTGACCGGCAAACCATGCCTTCAGCACCTTCCGACGCGCAGCGTCAAGCGCCGCTGTCCTGTCGCGAATCCGCGTATCAAGAGCCAGTTCACGCATCTCGCGCATGCGATCTCGCAACCCAGCGATCTTGTCACTGTCCTGTTCAATGCGATCCTCGAAACGCTGCACACGCTGGGCAAACTTGGCACGCATCTCACGACGCTTTGCAAGTTCGACGGCCTTCTGGCGCGTGACACCCTCGCGGATGCCCTGTTCGCGACCACGCATCATGCCAGCGACCTGACCACTCCTGCGACCCATCTGGAACGCGAGTGACTCCTGACCGCGACGGGCGCGGGCAAACATCGTCAGGCCGCGACGCACCTTCGTTTCCATCGCATTCGTGATATCGAACGCCATCTGCGTATCTCGTGCATACGCTCCGTTCAAAGTCACGGTCTTGATCTCTGGGCCATCGATCTTCCGCAGCAACTTCTGGGCATTGAGACGAACGATCTTGTCGTAGTAGTCAAACCACTGTGATCCACCAACCATGCGCGTTGTAAAGCCTTCTGGCCTACCCAGAATCTTTGCATCTGGATTGGCAGCCGATTGCGCACCGCTCCCAGCCTGAATCATCTGCACGACATCGGGGCCGAATGCGACACTGATCTGTTCAATGCTCAGATTCTGAGCCGGACCAGTTGGCATACCCAGAACCATGCTGACAATTTCATACTTGTTCGGAATTACATCGCCTTGAGGAGTGCGTGCCGGTGCATACGAAACCGATTCCGCTTCTCCGCGTGCTTCGTTTCTACTAGCAGACTGCGCACCGTTGATGAACGCCACGCCGTCGTAACCTTCGTTGACGGCTTGCATGATGATCTGCTTGAGTCCCAGTGTGACCCACTGATCCGTGGACTTGACGAATGGTCCAGATGGAAGTCGTTTTTGAATCTTCTCGGTTGTCTCGAACCGTCCAGCGTATGTGCTCTGCGTAAACGCATATCGACGAATGATGTCTGTTTCACGCGGTGTGAAAAACGACTTCAAATCTGGAAGATCGAAGTATCCGCCAATGCGTTCCTGCTCGAAGATGTACTCGGCGTTTCGACCGGCACGCTCTTGCAATAGTCGTGTCAGTTGATACCAGTTGTTGTTGTTGAACTGCGTCAGGACATCGAAGATGTCGTTTCTGAGTGTTGCTTTGAATCGCTGTACTCGATTGAAGCCATCGTCTTGCGGGATCTCTCCCATTTGACTTGCCGTTGACTTGAGAATTGCGGCTTGCAACTTATCGATCGCGTTATAGAACTGCTGGGTCAGAGCGGTATCCAAAATGCGCCGTGTTTGAGACTGGGCATCTCTGGCACGCTTGAGTTCTTGCTTCTCTGTGCCAGTTCTAAAGCCAAGGGAGCGACCCTTTTCTGCCCAATCGCTTTGAAGTTCCTCGACGAACAGGTATGACTTGCCATCAATCTCGCGATCGGTTGTTCGGTAATGAACGACCACCTGACCCGGTGTGGAAGTAAATTCGTGATGACTGGATGTGAATTGCTCCGAAGGACTTACGCGCTGCGTTCCAGCAATTCGTAACGCATAGCGATTCAGAATGTCTAGTTCTGTCGGCTCTGACTCAAAAATCGGATCGACATTGCCATCACCGTAGAAGTCCATCCTATTGTTGAAATAGATGTTGAACTTAGCCTTCTTCGTTTCTGGGTTCCAATCGATGATGTCAACCGTGGCCCCCTGCTTCTGAAATTGTTCCCCGGTGGTAACTCCTCCATCAACGCGCCGCTGCGGAATCACCATGATGTGCTCGCGGTAATTCGAGAACGGATACGCTGTCAGCGTCTGAGTCGGGAACAAATCAGGTCCATACCGCGCCAGATCTCGCGAATCAACCGCTTGATTTGATGGCACATCCTGCTTGGTGAGAAGGCTGCGTGTAGTGATCTGCATTCCCTGCTTGTTCAGGAAGTCATACAGATCTGCCTTGCTGATCTTGCGCGGAGTCAGATTGATCCACTGTTCAATGCCAGACCAGAACAGTTCGTCCTGCTTGACAACACCCTTGTTCACCATGCTGCGAAGCCACTGCGACCACATCTGTGAAGTCCCAGTGACCGGCTGTGCGGACCTAATTGCTTCTCTCAGAGCGGAGAGGAACTGTGCAGGCGGCGCAGTTTCGTCGCGCTGGCGGGCATACGACACATTGGTCTGAGAAACATCGAAGGTTCCGCGATTGAAGATGGACTTGATCTGGGTTGGCTTGAAGGCAACCCAGACAGATCCTCCGGGGAACGGAAGTTCGATACCGTCGTGACCGGCAAGACGATACTTCTCAAATACTCGACGCTGCACAGCCGGGTAATTCTCGGCCATACGCATTTCGTTCGTTTCCTGATCAGTGATAGTTGCCGGGTTCTGAATAGACAAGTAGACGGGGAAGATTCGAGAAGCCGTATTGATGTCTCTGCCGATCAAACGACCGCGAGTTGCGTCCCACTCAAGTTTCGTACTTTTGCTGTCGTTCTCGTGAGCATAGAAACCGGCATCTTCAGCATCGGTTGTGAACCACGCTCCGCGAGCGCCAACGCGGAATGACTTGAAATCGACATCCTTTGATGTGCCGTGAAACACGACACGCGGTGTGCCCAATGCAGTGACAACCTTGCTGTCCTTGAACCATGCCTTGAACTCTGGCGTATCGGTTCGCTCTCGCGCATATGAGGCAACATCAACGGCCTGCCAATCGGCAGAGATTGGACGCTTCTGTGCGCGACTCTTGCCGCGCAAATCTCGCTCCATGCCGAAGTAATCAGGCGTTACCGTGTGGTTTCCAAGCAGTACCACAACGCCCTGCTCATCTTGCGCTGACTTGACATAGATGCCATCAAATCCGGCACGAACGACGGAACGCTCAAATGCGTTCCACATCGTGCGATCATCGTCATGCTTGTCGTCTGCGGCGCTGTAGAGACCAAGTGGATCCGTGCTGGTCGAATACACATTACGCAGAATCACTCCGTGCGCATGTGCTCCGACCATGTCTTCAGGAACAACGCCATTGCCCTCATCGACATAGAAGTACACACGGTCCTTGATGCGAACATAGGACCGCTCCTCTCCCGGCATTCCGGTGCCATAGAACCGGCTCTTTAGGGCTGTTCTGGGCTGGGCTGAGAAGTGGATTGCTCGGATTGGCCTGCTTGATCCTTCGATCGCCGTGCCGTATTCCGACGCGATGCGGAGATTGCTTGCAAATACTGCCTGTGCGCTGCGAGATCCTCTGGACCCGGAGACAACAGTTCCGGTTCGCTGTCCTCGGTAAGAGGTGACTGGTCCCCAACCATATCGCGACGCGAAGTCGGAATTGACGCGCTCGACCACGGCACGAAGATCGTTGACCCTTGTGAGAAGATCGGGTCGTCGGGAGGTAATTCTCTGTATGTAGCCTTCGCCATTGGAATCCTTTGTCCAGTCGTTGTAGATGTAGTCGCCTTCGCTTCGGAACGATCCAACGGTAAGCATGCCACCGCCGAAGTCATCTGGCAAGGAATCTACGACAAGTTTGATGCCGTTTTGGAAATCCTTGTTGGAAAGATTATCAACGAAGTTCAGTACGCGAACACCATCAAGCCGGTAACCCGGCGCAAGTTGGTTCGTTCCGAACTGCTTGATCAAACCGTCGTACAGCATCTGCATTTCATCAGCCGTAAATGGCCGTGAAGATGTGATCTGAACACCGTTATGCCGGATCTTGGAATCATCCCAGATCGGCGTGTGATATGGGACAGCGTCCTGCTCATAAACAAAGCCGCGAATTGAAGCAATCAGTTCCAGTACTTCCTTCGCCGCTGGTTTGATAGTTCGCTTGGCCTTCGCACCCTCAAGCGCAACCGGATACATCGACTGCATTCCTGCGCCGATGACCGAATCCCATGCGCTGAACCCTTCGATCCTGTACTCCTGCGGCAGACCGACCATGTCTGCAATGGCATCCTTGCCATTGACGGTCGTCGCATCCAGCATCGCACGCAGGTACTCCTGCTTCTGCGCCAAAGTCGCACGGTGAATGCCGGGGAGAGATCGTCCAGTCGCGGTGCTCGGTGTGGTCTCCCACGACATCTGAGCCATTCGCTCTTCGATCGCATCGCTGAAGTCGTACTTGCTGGACTCAATGTCCTGCGTGTTCAGGGCATACTCCATGCCCATCTGGTGCGCCAACTTGAAGTGGTCGTACCGTCGATCGGCAGCGATCTCATACACTTCCGTCGTCTTGCCGGTCTTCGGATCGGTCTTCTCGACCATTCGGCCAATGCCGCGCTTGAGTTCCTCTTCACGCAGTGCAGGGCGAATGGGATCAATGCGACCCTTCATGGCCGTCCAGATAGCCGCCTGAACCTGATGCGCCTTCCAGCCAAGTTCATCTGCCAGACGCTGGATCTCGCGCTCTGAGAATCGATACTTCGGACCCTGATCGAGCGCCTTGTCTCCGTAGTCAAAGGCCAGCGCCATCCACATGTCCATCGTCGCAACGCCTTCGTCGAGGCGCTTCGGATCAATTTCAACCATCAGGTTCTGATAGAACGAGTTGGTCTTCACTCCGCTCCAGCCTTCGTTCTTGCGAAGCACAGCCTCAGCCTTCGCGTCCGCCTTGCTGAATCCTGCGTTGATCGCCTGACCAGCCTTCCACTGGAAGTAGGCCGTCAATGCCATAGAGGTGTTGGCTGGAACAGTGGCGTTTGGCGAGTAGATCGCAATCAGTGCGACGATCTTCTCAGCCTCGTCGATGTCTCCACCGGCGATCTTCAGAATCGCCCTGCTGGAGTTCTCGTACCACATTCGTCCAGCCTCGCCCTCCGTAGCGAGTTGGCGCAACTTCTTTCGCAACTGCTTCAGTTTGGCTGGGTCTCCACCAACCCAATCTGGAGCGCCGACATATCGACCAGTCGCCTTCTCGCGCTTGTGACCAATGTCGCTGCGTCGGGCGCGTGCTGGAGACACTGGACCAGCAGGAGTCGATGGCGTAGCCGGAGCCGCAGGTGCAGCCGGTGCGGTGGTGGTCGATGTTGCAGCCATGCGACGCTGCGCTTCTGCCTTCAGTTCTTCACGCGCCTGAATACCAGTCTTCGCTTCGACGAGTTGTGTGCCGAACTTCGACAGGCCGGTTCGCTGTCGTGTGGATTTCGCCGCAAGCATCTTCTGCCGGATGCGGAACGCCGTTGCCGCCTGCCTGCCGCGCAATCCCATACGCGCAATGACAGATCCCAGAAGACCGGGAGCCTCGCCGGTTCGGAACAAGGTCTCGATGCCATCTCGCAGTTCGTTTGCGGTGCCTTCGCTGACATTGAGTGCAGACCCGTACCGGCGCGTGACAGCCTGACCCGGAGTGGCAGACACACCGGTCGGATTCGCAACATTCTCCAGAGCCTCGCGAGCCGCGATATCTTCTGGATTGGCTTGTTCGTTGAAGTAACGGGCTGCGGACTCCACCACGCCGCTCTCATCCGGCATCTGGCGGAGTTCTGACCAAAGGCGACCATCAGAGTATTGGATTCCATGCAGTGCTTCTTCGTAAGCGATGCCCATCACCTCGGCAACATTCGTGGTTCCGTTGCGAACAAACAAGGTGTTTGGGACTGCGGGGTCGTAATAGGCGGGTGCGTTTGGATTGCCGCCCTCGAAGAACTGGACATCAAACCCAAGGTTCGTCAGTTCGGTGAGCGCCTTGTTGTCCGCGTCGGTCTTTGCCTGTGCAGCGGTCGCATTCTGCGTGCGCAGAGAATCATCGACGGTTGTCGTAACTGGCGCGGCATTACGCGCCATAAATGCAACCGATGCGTCGTATGCGAGTTCAGCCGCAGCCGCATCAGCAGCCGCAACGGCAAGAGGCTGCTGCATCGCATCCAGTTGGGTAGTCAGATCAGCAATCTTGGTTTCTGCCGCAGTAACGAGATCGGCCTTCTTCTTGCGACGCGCCTTGGCAAGATCCTGTTCGGCAGCGCGTCGCTCGTTCTGAACCATAGCGGCCTGCTGCTTCAGCGTTTCGCGAGCCTGAATCGCCTGAAGTGCGGCTTCTCGCGTAGCCTCAATCTCGGCCTCGCGCTCCTGCTGGTTCATGCCCATCATGGACTGAACCTTTGCTGGAGCCACCTTGTCCCAGAAATCATCCTGCGCGTACTCGGTGTTGCTCTTACGCAGGCGATCGTTCAGTTGCGCAATCTGCTGCTGCCTACCAGCGATGGCTCCCGGCAGAGCGGCTGCGGTGCCTCCAATGCCGCCGACAGCGCCGTACAGACCTGCGATCATGGCGTTGTACGCGGACTCATTGATCGTTGGACGCTTCTGCTTGGTTACAAGCGGAATGGCCTGCTCGGACACCAATTGCGTTCCGGCTTCCTCGAACGCTTCAATTCCAGCGCCGCCAATAAATGGCTTCGTGAACTGCCAGACTGGATTGGCAACCTTGAGATCCATCTTGCGAACTGCACGGCCAACAGTTCCAGTGATCATCTTGCCGCCATAAGTCTCGAATGCCGATGTCACAACACCGGACAGCAGTGCGGATCGGTACTGATCGAACCTGTCGAGTTCGTCTCCCGCCTTCTGCTTGGCAAGACCACCGGCCAGATATTCCTGCTCGTACTGGTACATCTGGGCACCAGCACCCTCGGCAAATGTGGACACAGCAGTCGCCCACGGCCCAGCAATTGCGTAAGTGCCAACACTTGCCGCTCCCTGCGTGACAGCAGACGCGACATTCGTCGTCACCGTATCAAGGCGAGGAGCCGCGACTTCCTGTGCTCCACGAGCAAATGCCTCGAATCCAGTGCCGGGAGCGACCATGCTCGTACCGCGCACGATCGCAGCAGCCTTGCCGGTCAACGATGTCGTTGCGCCGTACAGCGCCTGCGACATGAACCCGCCAGATGACCGATCTGCGAACTCCTGAGCACTGGCTTCTCCAAGCGCCATCATCCGCTCTGGAGTCAGTGTCTTGTCGGCGCTGGTCGTCAGTTCCCTGATGATCGGACCAGCGCCCAAAAACGGAGCCGTCGCGACTTCCTGAGCAAGTCCAGTAACAGCACCGCCAATGGCACGCATTCCGAACTGGGAAGTGTCGGCCTTACCACCGGGAAGTTGCTCGGCGCGGAACTGTTCACGGACACGCTGCACAGCGATCTGTGCCGGTGTCAGTTGCGCCTCCGCCTCCTGCTTCTGGCGGCGAGCCTCTTCTTCCTTACGCAGAATTGCAATCGCATTCTGGAACGGAGATGCTTGGCTCACCTGTCAACCTTTCTGCATGACGGCGTTATAGATCCGCTCCAGAACTTCGGGTGGCGGGTACTTCTTCGGCTCCTTGCCCTTGGACTTCAAGGACATGTTCTCTTCGTGCTTACGAATCAGAACACGGAGATACTCTACCGCAGCATCATTCGGATCCGATGGCGGATTGTCGTTCGGGAAGTCCTCTCCCCAAACGATCTCGCCGTACTGCATGATGTCGTTCTCAAGGTTCGCTGCGATCGGGCTTTCGGTTGTTTGCTCAGGTGCCTGCTGCGGCTTCTTGGCAGTTCCAGCAGTGCCAGTGCGCGTCGCAGACGCTTCATCGCGCATGTAACCCGGTCGAGGCTGGCGACTGGGTTCTGGGGGCTGGACCGCAAACGATCCAGATCTGATCCCGTTGTAGTGGTTCAGAACCTCGATCAGTTCCTGACGATGGGACTCGTTGCCCATGTCATACGGTGCCCATCCAAGCATGGGCTGTACCACGCCGGTATTGAACTCACCGGCAAACCGGCGAAGTTGCTGCTCGTTGTACTCACCCCTAGCGTTTGGGACGGGTGGAACGATCGGCTGTGGCAGGCCCGGAATGCCACGCGGCAGGGTTGCCATCGTGATGGCGTTTACAAGCGGCAGGGTGCCCGTACCGCTCGCCGCAGCGTATTCCGATGCCGTCATGCCCTGCGGCATCCAAGAGGCTTGTGGAGGCCGTACGAGGCTCTGGACGCTTCCGATGTATGCCAGCGTATTCGTGTCGTTCGTACTCTGTCGCTGGGTCTCCATCATCTGCATGCGCTGCTTGTACTGCTCGCCAAGCATGGCGTTGTAGGCATCAACTACCTGCTTTGGCTGTTGAGTTCCGTACAGTACACCCATCTGGGTATCGCGCTTCAGCGACGATCCAGCCAGTTGGTACGCGGTTTCAGGATCCATATCGTACAGTTCCATCCAAGCCTGCTGGCCGACTGGATCTGCGGCTCCGGGGACAGACTTCAAGATCTGACGATACTGTGGCATCAGAGCCTTCTTGACGGCTTCCTGCTGATACCGCTGATGGAGTTCCTTGCGACCGCGACTGCGTGCTTCCAAAGCGCCAGCCCACTGCGGCATGGTCAACTTGAAGACCTGACGCTGACCATCTTCGTCCACGAACGATACCGCCGGGGTGCCGTTGATGGACCCAAAGTCGAGTTGCTCTAGTCCCTGAAAGTCCCCGTCCTCAATACCAGCAACAGCCCTGCGAAATGACCTCTGTCCCGCAAGTTGCGGGTTTCCAAGGTACATGTCCTTGTCTTCCTCGACTGCATCGAACATGCTGCTTGCCTGCGGCATGGTCGGCATCTCGGGCTGCGACATTTCCTCTTCAGGAATGTCCTCCATCTGATTGGTGTCGTTGATCACGCCATGCCTCCCATAGCAGATCGAGATGCCTCGACCGCAGACATTCGTCGCATTGCACCAGCGGCACCAAGACGGGCCAAGAACATCTTATCGCTGAAGTTGAAATCTCCCAACTTCCCGATGTCCATCCCAGCCTCCTTCTTCACGCGATCCATGTGTTCCTGCACACCACGGGATCGCATGCTCTTGAACTGCTGGGCGTTGTACTCCGCCTCTTCCTGCTCCATTTCGCGACCAGCACGGGTGAGAGCCTTCTGACGCTCAATCATCTGTTCCGTGCCACGCTCATACGACTGCTCCTTCAGTCGCTGTCCAGCAACGGCTGATGCAAGTCCAGACATTGACTCAGCGCCAGCAGACAGGCCAGCGCCAAGACCCTTGTACGGTTGGCGCGGATCCGATGCGTATATGCCCTGACCAATGCCCTTCATCATGCCGGGAATAGACATGAGAAGCGCAGTCGAGAGCGAGTCAGAGAATGTTCCACCACTTGTCTTCTGTGCCATGTTCTTGTCCTCATCCAAACGGATTCACCGTTGGTCCAACTCCACCCTGCGGAAGAGAGAATGCACCACCAGTACTGGCTGATGTACCACCACCACCCATGCCACCAAGTGCTCCCATCAAACCCGCAGTCATAAATGCACCACCAAGACCGCTTGCAACACCACCCATTGCGCCACTTGCCGCAGCCCATCCGGCACCGGACGATGCGGCCTGTTGCTGTCCGATTCCGAGAATTGCACCAATTCGCGCCTGCTCCTGTGTCATGTAGCGCGTCATCATGTTTTCTCGCATGGCAGTACCAGTTGCAGTCGTCTGCTGCGCTGCTCCAAGAATCTGTTGCAACAGATCACCGCGCATTCCGATGGATCCCGTCATTGCGCCAAGGCCCAATTGGCGTTCACCAGCAACCCGCTCTTGCATCAACGAAGTTCCGCCAGCAATCCGTGCACGAGCAATATCTGTAAGACCTCCGGTCATTCGCTCCTGCATTCCAGCAAGTTGCGATGCGTACTGCTCCTGCACAACACCCTCGCGCATAGCGCCTTCCTGTGCAATGCCACCAAGAGCAGACTGTCCAAAGGTCGTCCCAGCAAGACCAGTTACCTGCTGCATCTGCGTCGCACGACCAATGCTGCTTTCAGTTGCGCGACGAATAGCAGCGATGGTGTTTTCTCTGCCACTTGCAGCAGTCTGATATGCGTTTTGCATACCTTCGCGATACTGCCTCTCCATGTCCTGCATTCCACCCTCGAACACGGAATAGATATCTCGCATTCCCGCCGTGTATGAGGTCTGCAACTGTGCATACCTCGTATCAAAGTCTGCGATGAGGGACTCGTACTGCGGTTTGTATTGGGCGATATTTGCTGCGCGTTCAGAAAGAAATCCTTGAAGAATCTTGTCGCCTTCCTTCAAACCATAAGCGGCGAGTTGTTTGTACTCGGACTGCGCCTGAGAACGAAGTCGATCCAAAGCCTTACGCTGCTCATCTGCGGCTTTCTTTCCGAAAATGCCTCCAAGGATGCTTCCGCCACCCATGATGCCGCCGCCAATTGCCAATGCTGTGATTGGTTCCATCGTTACATCCTCATCTCATGCTGATTCTGATATGTCGGTCGCACCGACATCGACGACAGTACGACGACGGCTAATCGGATCTGCCTCAACTGCTACGCGCTCAATTGCCCACGGCCATCCCGTCGATTGAATTCGCAAATACATTGCACCTGCACGAATACGACAACGCATTCGGTTATTGATGCCTTCTCGCAAATACCCAAAGTCAGTGATTTCTGCTGCGGCAAAGGTGCTGATGCGAAGATCGACGGTTTCTGTGTTGCGAACCTTCGGTGTTCCGGAATCGTAGACGATGTAGGAATAGTCTCCGTTCTGTACTTCATCAGACAACGGAGTTCCGGTCTGCTTGAAGACCACGATCTCTGCATTCGTGTTTTGATTCAAATCAGCGTCTTCAGCACGCTTGATCACCCATGCGATCTCTTCAGCAACGCCACTTCCTGATCCAGCACCGGTTGCCTGAAACTCGGTTCCAATGCTGTTGTTCGCAGCGCCAATGTTCGTCCATGTCGTGGTTCCAACCGTCGTGATCTTGTAGTAGTTACCGACCACAAATGAACCAGCCGATACTGGCAAGAATGGCTCTCGCTGAATGAGATATACGCCGTCAGCGGTGTAGTACTGGCGAGACAATGGCGCTTGAAGAGCATCTTGAGCCGTATACACGCCATTGACGCTTCGACAGTATCCACCATCTGCATAGCCTGCCCACGACGGTGTCGTAGCACCGCTACTGGAATTGAGAGAATCTGATGGTTCAGTTCGATCACCACCGTCGTATGAAACGACCAGCACATCCTCAACGGTCAATGAGTTGAGGTTCTCTCCGATTGCTTCCTGTGGAGTTTCTGCCGACAGCATCACGACCTTTGGTCGTTCAGCAATACTGACATTGTTGTCTTGCAGCGACACCGGAACCAGATAATCATCCGCAGCCAGTTCGATCTGAAGTTCCTTCGCAAGCACAAGGGTTGGTTGCGGAGGCTGGATTGGGCCGATGCTCATCCGATTCTCAACCAACTGCGCTGTCTTCTCTGCGACAGTCGATGGACCAGATGCCGAATATCCGCTGCCCGGGAATCCATCACATCCACTGGACAGACGCTGATCGAAGAATGAGATTGTGTTCTTGTATGCACACAACATGATCTGGTTGCGTCCATCCGCAGTACCAGACTGGCATACAGTTTCTGCTCCAAAGAATGATGGGTCGTACAAGCGAATTGGGAAGAACCCATCCACCTGCTCGCTATAGAACAAGTGCGTGCTGTTCTTTGGCGAATCCGTTCGAGTTAGGAAGATCCAAACTCCGCGCCGTTCGACATCATAGTGCAGCACCGGGTTGAGATACTCATACCTCAGCCCGCTGAAGAATGAATCCAACTTGTTCAAGGACACAAGTGCACCGCGATCAACATCGAAATCATTCGGTCGAACGCGATACAGTCCGTCCTGACCAAGCAGATACAGGCTTTTCTCTGGGCCTTCGCAGATTGCTCTTGGCCCAACTACGCCAACGGTCTTTGACAGCGTTGCGATCCTCGCTCCGCTGTCGTAAACAGGATCTGCTGTCAGATATGCCAGACTGCGCTTGCCAGCAAGAAGGAATCCTGCGGTGCCAAGAGGAGACATAGCAACGATCTCATCTCCCACAGGACCAATCGTTCCGCTTGTTCCAGCCTGTGCATCATCAGTATCACCGCTAGTTGGATTCCAATCGTCAGGATCGGCAACATTGCTGAAATACCAAATGTTCTCCAGACCCTTGACTCCGGCCAATGCAATACGAGCACCAAACGAATTGATCAGTGTTGCACCATATGATCCATTGACGACCAAATCTTCTGGTCCAGCAGATCCATGATGCCAGTATGTGATCTGAAGGCTTGCTGATTGCAGGTCAACCTTCACATATCCGTTGGGCGCGGTCCCATCCACGAAATACGCATATCTACCGCGCTGCACGCCTTCAATACGGGAAGCAGTCGCACTCAGAACCGCCGCTGTGTTTGGGCTGCCAGCCGGAACATTCGTGATCTGAACCGGCGCAACGGCCTGCGGATCGAGATAGTAGAACTTGCCTCCAGCAACGATGATCACGCGATCCTTGCGCGTTGGCGGGGTCGTCGCATTGTTGAATGCGATCGTCCGAATCATGCACTGGATGTTCTGTCCAGATCCAAACTGATACACGCGGCTTGACGCAGGTCGCGTTCCAAGACGAACACGCCTACGAAATGGATCCGCAGGCATGATGTTCAGAAGATCAGATGTATAGCCATCCGGCACTGCACTGTACGGGCTGTCCGTAATCCATCCGCGAAATGGAAGTTGTCCGGGAAGGTATGGCATCAGGTCATTCGCATAATGAATGCCAGAACAAAGTACGGAGGAAGATTTTGATTCGTTCCGGTTACGCCAGCACTGTTGATTACAATGCCTGTGGCTGTGGCGCTTGTGGTATATAACAATGTAGTTCCGCTGCCTTCAGCGCCACCTCCAAGATTATTTCCGGGTCGCTGAATATCGTAAGCAGCAAGGTTTCCTACTGGAACATTGTCATCATAAACAAAGTTGTGCCGGTGTCCCGCATCCGTGATCGTATGCGTGTGTGAAACATTTACTGCATCCTTGGTTCCACCGGTACTTGTCGTGCTTCCAGTGATGCTTTCGCGCCATGCAGATGTTGAGTAAGTGTTTCCGCCCAAGATCATCTTGTTGCGAAGATCTGGAGTACTATTAGACCCGTCGCACAACTGCCATCCAGTTGGTACGGTAGACCCACTCCACATAATGATTCCACCAATTGGAATCGTTCCCGGTCCAGAAATAACCCCAGTCACTGCTAGAGTTCCAGCAACTGTGGCGTTCTTCAGCACCGCCATCGTTCCACCAGCAGAACTGCCAATGTTGATATTCGTTGTAGAACCAGTAGCGCCACCTGTCGCCAAATTCACAGTCTTAGTATTTCCGGTCGTTGTAACTCCACCAGCAATGTTGACTGTTTGTGTTCCGGTAATCGTGTTTGCAATGTTTAGCGTTGACGAACTGGTTGTGATGTCTCCACCATTGACCGCGAGGTCGCCAGTCAGCGTCGTGTTTCCAGTAACCGAAAGCGTTCCGCCAGCAGCGATGTTCCCACTGACAGTGGCGTTGCCAGTGACGGACAGTTTCTCTGTCGGAGTGCCGGTTCCAATTCCAACGCGATCGTTGTCCTGATCGACGACAAGTGTCGTGACATCTGGAGTCGTTCCAGCATCACCAGTCAGGTACGGGAGTTGATAGGTGATCTGGGTCCAAGTTCGAGTGCCGTCACCGATCTTGAATGCCTTCTTGGTGGTGTCGTACCCAATCTCACCAGCGGCCAGCGTGGGGTTCGTTGTTTCCCAGTTGAGCGTCGTATCCCTGCGAACCTGAATGCGCGTAGACATCAGTTGTCCTCGACATAGGAGGGAGGCACGCAGTACCAACCCTCTGGAATTTGAACCTCGTTATCCGATTCGATCCACTTGCCCTGTTCGCGGACATACACCTTGCCACGCACATTCTGACCAACCCTAATCGGGCTGCTTTCTGGAACCAGCACGGCTCTCGTGCAGCCACTTGCTAACACGAGAACCAGCACGGCGTAGAAGAGGCACATCGCGATCAGCGTCCGTCGCCGTCCGCGACTCCCGGAAGAGTCGCTCCACAATTCCTGCCACGACGGATAGGACGGCTTCGATGATGGATCGCAGCATTTCATCACTTGACCTTGAGCGACTTGCTGCTCTTGTCATTGTCGCGAGCGAAGATCAGGCCGATGCCAGCGATCAGGGCCGCAGACAGGGCACCCCAGTCCACGACAGTAGCGGGATCGTTGTCGGTCAGGGCCGCAAGAGCGGAACCGGCGGCAACGAGGATCGCGCTGATGCCAGCGCCGGTCGTCTTCCAACTCGTGTTGTTCAGAATGCCCATTTGTTCACCTTTCAAGTTTGGACTCGATCTTGTCGAGTCGCTTGTTCGTGATTTCCTGCTGCGTCACCAGTTGAGTCAGCAGCCTGTCGTGCGACAGGAAGTTCACCAGCAATGCGCCACCTACCGTAGCACAGATTCCGACAATTGCGATCCAGTCTCTGGTGCAGAGTCGAACCGTCTGATCTGGTCGAAGCGTCATTGCTGATCGCTTTCTGGCGGTCGCCTGAAGCGTGGATCCTGATTTGGATCAAATGACCATCCCGCCTCGCATGTTTCGTTTGGATGAAGTGGTACAGCCGTACCACCAAATGGTGGTTCCCACTGCGTCTGACCATCCCAGTCAGCGACACAAACGACCGTGTCTGTTAGCACAACTGCGTATTTCATGAGATGCACATTGTCCTTACGATGACCACGCCAGTTCCACCAGATCCACCAATACCATCTCCGCCGCCGCCTCCGCCGCCTCCGCCGCCACGAATGCCGTTTCCTCCGGTGGTTCCACCGCCTCCGCCTCCACCTCCACCATCACCAAACCCAGTACGACCGTGGAAAGATGTGGCACTTGTTCCATTGGAACCGTTTGCACCGCCAGCCGCACCACCACCAAGAGTTACGGCAGCGGCGGTCCACGATACGACACCGCCCTTGCCACCCGCACCACCGGCAGCGCCTCGACCGCCACCACCGCCGCCGCCCGGACCGCGACCTCCGTACTTGCCAGCAGCGCCAGCAGTTGCGGAAACAGTAGCGCCAAGACCAGCCGCTCCAAAGGCACCTGTCGATGGAATTCCAGATGATGTTCGCGCAGTTCCGCCGTTTGGACCACCTGCTGCACGCAGATAACTATTTGCATCACTTGAGAAAGCGCCGAACAACGAATCACTACCGTTTCCACTTGCTGATCCACCAGCGCCACAAGTCACAGAAACAGTCGATGTCAGTTCTCCAGCAGTAAATGTGAGCGTCTCATATACGCCACCAGATCCGCCGTTTCCACCAGCAAGCCCAACCGGCGAACTTCCTCCACCGCCGCCACCACACATTTCAACGACAACAGACACTGCGCCCGCTGGCTTTGTCCAAGTACCACTTGATGTGAATGTCTGCGTGTTGACAGTGGGACTCAGATCAGCCCAGATCGCTGTTCCACTCGCATCGTTGCACTTCAGAACGCGACCGCCAACTTGATAGCCGTCGTTGTAAACGAGTGCTCCGTCGCCGTTTATGGTTGCAAGGCTCGTTTCCAATCCACCAGTGGTAATGCTTCCATTGACTGTTACCACTCCGTCTAAATTGGTTGGATCTCCAACGGTCACCGTTCCTTGCGTGAATTCTGTTCCAACCGTCACTCCTTCAGTAATGGTTGCAGACCCACCAACACTAATCGATGGAACCCCAAGTGACGATCCTCCAAGCGTTACCGTTGCAGTTGCCGACTTCAAAGTCACTCCGCCCTGATTGCATGAAAGTCGTTCCTGACCATCGACGAACACCCGGAATTGCGTGGACGGTGTATTTCCTGCAACATCATTCCTGATGTCGAGTCCACCGCTTGAATTGACCCAAAGATCTGCGACCTTTCCAGCGGAGTTCACAATTGTAAGAGCCGATGCTGTCGATGGCTGCGTAATCGTTGCTACAGTCAGATTGTTCGCCGTGACAATACGGGCGCTTGGAACAGTTCCAGAAGTCAGATCGCTCGCATTATGCTCATGCGATGTTGGAGTTCTGGCATCAGACAATCTCGAATCATCTGCCCGAACAATGAGCGTGCTACTGCTTGTTCCACTCGTAGCAACCGGAAGTTGCGCAATCGTGGCCTGACCTGTCAGTGCAGTTATTGCATGCGTGTGTGCGTTTGCTGCGACTCCGAGTGGAGACCCAATTGTTCCAGAACCGGTGAGAGTTGCATCGGTTGTTACGGATGAAAGAGCGCCAGAAAGTGTTGCACTCAATACACCTGCGTTGATCGTGATAGTGGAGTTGTCAGGTCGCACTACACCGAGAGTGCTTGTCGTTGCGGTCGCTACGCTGACCGGAGTACCGGCAGCACCGTTTCCTGAAAGTGGAGACGATACGCTGACCGTGTTCGTCGCAACGGTCGAGTTGAGAACGCCATTGCCATCTACCGTCAATCCGGTTCCGGGCTTGACAACGCCGACAACACTTGATGTTGCAATTGGCAAACGATCTGTACTGATCGTTCCAGAACTGATATCAGACGCAGAGTGCGAATGACCAGTATTGGATTTCCCATCCAGTGCAGTTTGCAGACCAGATACATCTGCAATGTCGTGTGTGTGGGCTGAACTCGCCTTGCCATTCAGTGTCGTAGCAAGATTGGTTACATCATCGATACTGTGTGTATGGCTTGTGGCTGCTGCTCCAACATCTCCTGCCGTCAATGATCCCCATCCCGTGTCGTAATCAGTTCCGCTCGACTTCTTGAGCACCTGATTTGACACACCGCCGACTGGAACTCCGGCACCATTCGATCCAGATGCCCCGGTCGTACCAGTCGCACCGTTGGTTCCATTTGTTCCCTTTGCAGCCATCAACACCCACGGGCTGTTACCCGGAGATGGATTTGGATCAATCGGGACATCCAACTGGGCGATGAATGCCTCGCCCTGATATGTCACCACATCACCGGCGATGTACGAATACATCGCGTTCCAGTTGCCACGGTAACGAATCTGAGCAGTTGCTGTGGGTGGTTCAATCAGCATGACGCATTACGCTGGTGGGTTGTTGACCTTCAGATACCTGAACACGCCCTTGTCGAACGACGGACGAATGCGACCAAAGTCGCGCTGCAACAATCCATCCTTAGTCAAAGCCCGGTTGTACAAACCGCTCTGATCGATGATGGCGAGTTTCTGTTCCAGACCCTCATCTTCATACGCCTGTGCAAATGCTCGCACATACGCGATGAAGAGGAACTCAACATACGGAGGAATCGGAATCACCCACGAACCATTGTTGTTCGATGGAATCTCGATCCACTTGGCGCGATATCGAACCGCAATTGCGTCGGTCGCATCCGCAGTTGGAGTCGGATAGATGTCAAGGATCGGATCTGGAAGCGCGGCACCGTTGGCCGGTGGCGTTCGCGTCATAACGGCATGCGTGATTCCGGGGCCAGAGATCGTCAATCCGATGAGCCGCAGAGCCTCCATGTGCTCTGGGGTGATCATCTCGATCATGTACCCAAGCGACGGCTGCGACATGACAGTCAGGATTTCTTCACAATCAACCGGGAGCGTGATGTAGTTCTGGTCCTTGACCAAGTTCATGTACTTGGTTGTGCGCTCTCTGAAACGCCACGAGTTCGTGAACAGGTACTGACCAGCCTGATTCACAACCTCTGCCAGCCGATCATCACGAGTCTGACCGGGCGCAAGCGACGGATAGCCGCCGACCGCAAGGATCGCATGCTGCTTTGCTTGTGCGAATGTGAGTGTCATGGAAATCCTCTGGAGGGGTTTCCCCCTCCAGAGGTTGAGTCACTTCATCACCGATCAGACATCGGCGCGGAAGTACACGGTCGGGGTCGTCAGAACCCAGATCGTGTCCGTACCACTCGCCAGAGCCTGAAGCGCGACCGCGCACGGATAGGTCGAGGTGCCAGCGCCGCCGGTATCGAAACCGCCGTTGCTGTCATGCAGACCAAGCGGAGTGCCGCGAGAGATGGCGGCGGTAGCCGTCGCCTTCGCCTTCACAACGCCACCGAACTGCACCGTGACATAGGTGCCGTTAGCACCCGCGCCATCGAGCAGATCGACCACAACGCCAATGAAGCCGTTGTGAGTAGCCACATCACCCTCAGCCATCACAACGCTGGCGAAGGGCGACAGTTCTGACTCAGCAGCGGTGGTAGGCGGATACACCACGCCACTGTGACCGTACGAGCAAATCACGACAGTGCCGACCGCGAGGGTGTTGGTTCCATCGCGGCTGATCATGCGAGCGGTGGAACCGTGCGGCTGAATGCCGAGCGTACCACTGGTAGGAGCGAGAATCATTTGTGTGATTCCTTTCTTTGTTGAAGAGTGGGGGTGGGATTGCTCCCACCCCCCTCATTGTCAGGTCGAAGCAATCAACTGAAGCGGAGCCACGATACCGTGGCGCTGACGGCTGTTGCAGAACAGGTTCCACCAGCAGTCAACCACCTGCACATAGGTGAATGGCTGATTGGGGTGACGCAGCACTTCATGCTTCTCGAAGTACCGGCGAGCGTGGTAGATGGGAGTCAGGTAATTACCGTTCACCCACCAGAAACGCGGACCCGGATCGATCACGCCACCAGTGCCGGTCTGGAACTCCGACGCACCAGTCGTAGTGCTGGCGATCGCAACATCCGATGCGCTATCACCAGAGGTGTACGACGCAACCGTGCGCTGCGTAGAACCGCTCGACAGCGCCGGGTAGATCGGAGCCGTGTCGAGGTTCGCGCAGTACATCAGTTCGATGCCACTGTACGCCGGAGCGTTGTAGGCAGCGTCCTGATACGACACGAGTGTGTCGTTGCTTGCACGCAGTGCACGCTTGTACAGATTGATGCCGTTGCGGCTGCAAAGGATCATCTGTCGGTTCAGCGACGGCTTCTCGAAGTACTCCTGACGAGTCGCGGGCGGCTGGAAATCGCACTTCAGGAACATGTCATCGAAAGCGGTGATAAGACCACCGATTCCAACAGACACGGTCTGATCTTCGACTCGCACATTCTCGACCGTCACATTGCGCATCGGAAGATTGGGATCAACCGCAGCGCCACTGATGGTGTGATTGGTGTAGTACGAGATCTGGTTCGTCCAACGATCCTCACCACTGGTGATGCTGTTGGTCGAGTTGTTCGCAAGACCAAGAACGCTCGACCAACCAAGCGGCATGCCGCCACGAACGCCAAAGGCGTTGTTGAAGTCAGGAAGTTCGCTGATGAACGCAGGCAGGCTGTACGGCAACTTGCCGCTAGCAGCCTCCATCTCGCCACTGTTGCCGAACGGCGTGCGCCACAGGTCGTTCTCAAACCCGTTGAGCAGGCTCGTCCACATGCGCTGCTCCTTCGACCGCTTCAGGCGCTTGTACTGAGCCTTGACATAGTCGCGGCTCGCGCCCTCACCGGCGTTGAGTTCGACCTCGTGGTCGGTCCACGCCATGTGGTCGATGCTGAAGCGCCACGGGCACTTGATCGTGTCAAGAACCTGAGCGTTCTGCCAGTTGAAGGTGTCGTTCGGGAGATAGTGGTCGTAGGTCGATGCGTCATCAAACATGATGACATCACGGATCTCGTTGCCACCCTGCACGGTTGCCTCGCTGGTCTTCTCCTTGAGAAGACGGCTGAAGGCGTAAGTGTTCTTCACTGCCTCGTTGATGACAGCATCGGCGCTGGTCAGGTAGGTCGGACCAGTCGCGTTCATGAAGTCATTGAAGGTCTGGATTGGGGTACCAGCCATGTTTCAACTCACTTTCTGCGATTTCGCGTTCCACCGGACAAAGGACGACCATCCATCAGAGCGTCCAGAATTTCGTCTTCCTGATCGGCTGGAGACTTTGGCTGATCCACACGAGTCTTCTTCGTGGGAACAGACGGCTGAGTCGCCTTCCGAGCATTGGACTGATTCAGTGGGCCGACCAGATTGGTGTAGGCTTCCTGTGCCAGTTGAACATAGGATTGATAAGAACCGGGCTTCGCTGAACCAAGTCTGTCCATTTCAGCGATGACAGCCTGCCGATCTGGCGAGCGATCACCGTAAAGTGCACGAATGGCGGCTTCCGCCACCTCGACTTTGTACAGCAACGATTGCTGCTGAAAGTCCTGTTGGGCTTTCCGCAGTTCGGCAAGTTCGTCTGCCATCGACTTCATCGAGGGCTTCTTCTTGCCTTCAGGTTCGCCATCATCCGAACGCTCGTCGTTGACGGACTCCTCTGATGTTTCATCGCTTTCGGAGGGTTCGACGGTGTCGTCGTCCTCCACGATGACATCCTCATCATCGGACAAATCCGCTGTCTTGCTGGATGCCGCTACCTTCTTCTCCAATTCCTTCATCTTTGAATGGAAGCCATCGACATCCTTCTGACGCTTGGATGCCTTGGCAACCCAATCGTTCAGAACTTCGTCGCTGACTCCATCAATGATGCTCTGTGGCACGCCATCTCGCTTGAGAATGGCGATAGCCTTCTCGCGCTCCGGGTTTGCCGGTGCAGGAGATGGCTTGGCCGATTCAGTCTTCGCTTCCGGTTCGGCTGAGACGGAAATCTCATCCTCATCCGCAAGCAGCCTGTCGAGGATCTCATCCTCTTGGGCATCGATCTGATTGGCCTGACTTGTGGTTTGTGGCGTTTCCGCCTCTACCACATCACTCTGGATATTGGGTTCACTCATTCGTGTCCTAATCCTTTGCGTATCCGTGCATTGCGGAAATGTTTCGTTCATGTTTCCGCGACATGATTACTGGCTTACCACCCTTTGTCGTCTTGCAGCCCTTCAGGTTCCGGGGCAGTGCAGATGAGACATATGGGTACTGGTAACGATTCGTTCCGGGATCCACCGTGAAATCACTCGCGATGCGAACCCACTTTGTTCCGTCCTGCTCAACCTCCGCTCCGATCGATGGCGCGTCCTTCATGTTGAAGAACAACTCGCACACATCACCGGCTTCGTTGATGAAAGGGTACAGGGGCATTGCGTTATCCCATAGCGGTACGAGTGAACCGCGACGCTGGCTGTGCGCCGGTCTCGCGCTGTGCAGGCTGAACGATTCCACGCGGAGGCTGCGCAGCCTGCGCCATCTGCTGCTGCATCTGCTTGCCCGCTTCCGTGTCGATCAGGTCGCCAAGATTCGGGATGTTCATGGCATCTCCGACCAAACTCATCACATCCTTCCACTTCACATGCGGAGCGGTGATGACGGCTTGGCTGAGGTTGCCGATGATCTGGAGCATTTCAAGCGCACGGCGCTGAACCATCTGTTCGCTAACACGCTCCATGCTCATGGCCTCGATCTCGAAGTCGAGGTCATCAAACACTCCGACCATTGCGTCGGCGCTAAACACCGGCTCAGGACTGGCCCCAAGCAGCGGAATGCCTTCAGCGCCAAGCGGGAAGACGATCTTGTTGTCGTGGAACATGAACCAGCCGACAGTCTTGATCACCTCGTTGACGCACTCCATGAACTGCTTCTTGAGGTGCGCCAGACGAACGCCAGCAGAACTTTCGGCAACCGAAATCTCCGTTGCCGTGGCAGACCCCTTCACATCGCCGCGCATGGCATCGTGAATGCCTGACACGCGATCAAGACGGTCCTGCGACATCTGCGAGTAATTGACCTGCTGGGCGGTGATTCCACCAACCTCGACCGGCACAACCTGACTCGCGTCAATGCCGTTTGCCAGCACGACATACAGGTCGTCCTTGTCGCGGATGTCTTCGGCCAACTTCGGATTGCGGCTATCGACCAGAATCAGGCGCTTGTACGCGCTGGCGCTGTATCGCATGGACCGCAGGTGATGGTTCACATCGTCCATCTGCGGAACGATCGCCACGATTGGAGACAGCGGATACGGATCATCCGGCACCGTGTACACGCCGAACATCGTGTACGGGCCGGATCGCGGACCCCAATACGGGCGCGGCTCACGAACGAATTCGCTTTCCGCGTCGTCGTTGGCATTCTGGCCCTTCAGTACGGTGTAGATCGTGCCGTTGAACATCTGCAAGCCGGTGGCCTCGTCGATCTTCTCGCGATCCTCGTCACGCAGTTCAGGCACCCACACCTCGTACAGAACCAGTTCCTTGCGGTCTGGGATGTTTCGGCCCTTGTCGAAACTGCCCCGCAGTTCCTCGATGCCGGTATTGGCCGCGATCCGCTCGATCACATCCTTGTTCCAGCCATCCTCTGTCTTGGCTCGTTCCAGCAGATCCTCACGATCGACGATCCAGCAGTGGCCCATGAACCGGGCATCTTCCTGATTCGTCGCGGCGGGATCGATGAAGAAACGATCCGGGCTGATTCGGTACAGACGGGGCAGATACGGGTCCGCATCGTCGGTGGCTCGGTAACCCTTGGTCGGCTCGTTGACGATCATGCCAACTCCAAACCCAAGCAGCATGTCTGTCGCAATCCGCTCCAGCGTGTTCCGAACCTTGGTCATCTTGCACCAGCGGTTCAGGGCCAGTTGCATGACGCTACCGGCCAGACCCTGCGTGATTGGGCGGGATGACTTGACTCGAACCTTCGGGGAATCGTGCACAATGCGCGGAAGGATCAGCGCGATGTACTCGTGGACGAAGTTCTCTGGATCGTCATAGTCGCCACTCGATGTTGCATCGGTGCGATATGCAGGCCCGTGGAATCGCTCCACAGTTCGTTCCCACTCAGTGAGATGAGCGTCGCGGAACTTCTCCGCCTGATTGATCTCATCCCGAAGAGTTGCGAGGTCGAGTTTCAGCATGGTTCAGCGCCTGTAGCCGCCACCCATTCCACCACCCATTCCGCCGCCCTTGCCTCCACCCTTTGCACCCCTGTCATGGTTGTGGATGCCGCGACGACTCTTTGCAGAACCGCCCTTCTTACTTGCCTTCTTGGCCTTCATTGGTTGCCTTCTTTCCTGTCTTCTGGATCTTCCCAACCATCGCCTGCACGACCTTTGCATTCTCGCCGGTGGCGTGGTACGAACAGCCATCCGCCCAGATCAACACCTCAGACCCCTTGTCCTCGCACTTGGAAATGCGGGACAGTGGGATCAGGATGTCGCCGTTGCAGCGGATCAGCACTTCTTGCCGCCCTTCTTCTTGCCCTTCTTCACTTGCGACCTCCCTTCTTCTTGACTCGCGCCGGGAGACGCTTCATGTTCTTCGTCTTCTTCGCCATCTTCTTTGCCGTCTTCGGCATGGTGGCGAACATAAAGCCCTGCTGTGCCTTGCTCTTGAATGGCATCAGTAGCCCATCCTCTTGGACATCTTCTTGCCAGTCTTCTTTGCGTAGGACTTGGCAGCAGCCTTGCCCTTCTTCGTGTACGGGAACTTCTTCTTTCCTACCTTCGGCATTACTTGCTCTTCTTCCAGCCGCGCTTCATTGCGGCATAAGACTTCTTGCTCACCGTGGACTTCGACTTGGGACGGCTGATACCCAACTTCTTGCGACGATTGATGTTGCCAACCAGAGAGTTCTTCATATCAGCATCCCCACCTTTTGCGTGCGGCCTTGCCTCGCGGACCACTCCATGACTTGCTTCGCGAACAGAACGACTTGTGGCGCGGGTTGTTCTTGTCCTTCGTCGGTGCCTTGAGGTTCGACCCGGTTGCCCGGTTGTACTTGGCCCGACCCTTCGCCGTCAGCCCACCGCCCGCCTTCACCGACAGTTTCTCTCCACGGCCCACCGAAAGACTGGGGCCACGCTTTCTCTTAGTCGCCACGCATGATCTCCTCGTGGTTCAAGATAGCACCAAGAGTGTTCTCTTCGTACAGGGGGGCCGACGCTGGCTCACCAACACCCTCGTCGCATAGCATAAGTGCTCCAGCGGTGGCTATGACGCGGTCGCCATGAGATTCTCGTGCGCCGCTCGAATCGTCTCGCCTTGAACCAGCCTCGATGCTCCCGTCGTCCAGCACGATGTACTCCAGCATCTCGTCGAGGCAGTCCGCGCTGGAGATGACCACTTCACCCTGCGCCAGTGCACGCGCCAGTCCACCTAGCAACACCCGCTTGGTGCGCTTGGTGCTGGTCCAGCCCACCCGCATGGTCTTCTCCTCCTGCTTGGTGCCAGTCTGACGCTGCCGGTAGATCGTCTTGTAGTTGGCCCGCTCGAAGTCGTGCTGGAGGGCAGCGCCGGGTCCGTTGGTCTCCCACCCCACCAGAGCCTCCCTCCGCCCCCTGTAGACGCGCCGCAGGATCTGGGCGACCTCCAAGGCAAGGTCGTAGGTGGCGATGTTGGGGTCGATGAACTCGGCCACCACCGTGCGGGTCTCAGCGTCCATGATGCACACGGCGCTGTTGGCTGCGCCTGTACCGTACGCCGGGTCCATGAAGCAGACATACTCCGCCGCCCGTGTCGGCTGCTGGTATACCCGCCACCTGCCGCTGGGACTGGGCACCATCTTGCCCCGGCTGAACTCGCACCGCACCGCAGGCTTGGCGTGGTCCTCCCGGTGCTGGGTGACGGCGTGGCTGCTGAAGAACGCCTGCCCGCTGCCGATCGACTCGGCGAAGACATTCTGGCACAGGTCGATCCGGTCGCGGCGCTTCAACTGGTCC